CGTCTACAAATCCGCCGCCGTAATCGTCGTATGAGCCGCCGTAGCTTCCGCTTCCGCCGCCCCCGCCAGAGCTTCCGGAATTGCCGGAGCCGCCGCTGAGTTTTGCCATTACCTGCAGCTGCTGAAGTGCTGCGGCCGCTTCCTCAGCCGCAACCTGCCTGTTGAACTCGTCTCTCAGCGAATTTGCCTGTCCTGCCGACATGCCTGCCGCCGCAAGCTCCTCTGCGCTCGGCATATATCCGGACGACTTAATCACCGCAAGAAGGTTGGCGTATGCCTGCTGCTGCCGCTGATACGCGGCGGTTTCTTCTGCTTTTCTGCGGTTGTAATCTTCCTGCTCCCGCCGAATTGCAAGGTCCCTGTCCTGCTCCCAGTCGCCCAGGTCGTCCCGATAACGTCCATACTCGGTATCCCGCATCGCGCCTGCCAGCGTAAACTGATCCTTCAGGTCGTCGCCCTCGTCCTTGTATACACCGTAAGCTCTGTCGTAGAGCTCCGGAATAACCGCCGACAGGTTCTTCAGATAGGCATTGTACGCCTGCTGCCCGACCTGCTGGCCGTAGGTGTTGCCGTAGCCGCCCGTGAGCGCCGCCGCCTGGCCCATCGTGTCCTTCATCGCGAGCTTGCCGCCCTGGATGTACTGGTCCTTGTAACTCTGGTACAGCGGATCCTCATTCACGTTGTAGCTGAACGGTTCCCGGTTCTGGATCTTGTCGAAGATATCGTTCAGCTGCCCCTCAAAAGTCCCGGCATAAGTCGGCTTCGGACCGGCCTGTGCTGCCGCAAGGGCGGTGTCATATACCGCGCCCTGAAGCTTTTTCTCCTGATCTGTCATGTTCCCTCTCCTTTCTTATGCCGGCGTGATGGATTTCCAGCCTGTCCACGCACTGCCGCGATATCCGTTTGTCCAGATTCTTCCGCAGGTCGGGTAGAGCTCTGTCACGATCACCAGAATGTGTGTGCTGTTCACGCAGACAACCTTCCGAACTCCTTCAAACGCACCCGATACCGGATAATTGCTCCATCCGGTATTGTCGGCTTTGATAAATGCCGCTTCCGTATTCCTGATGTCATATAGATTGATTCTGTTTACGTTCAGAAAGTTCTTCCCGAACTGACTGCCGTCCGTCGCTGTGCTGTCGAAGTGCGACAGGCTCTGCATCAGAAATCCCCCGACAAGGACCGCGCCCCCGTCCGGAAGCTCGATATCACTCGCTCCGCTCCTGCGTGCCGGTGCCATCCCGACGCCGAGATAGGTTCCGTCCACGGACCTCCGGATGTAGATGTTCCTCAGCGCCGACGGCAGCCGGATTTCCACGGTAACAACATCGCTGACTTTGTCCTGGATCGCGATGACAACCGTGGCGTAGTCGTTCGCCCCCGGCACATGCATCTGCAGCGGTGCGCTCTGCTGCCCGCTGGTGAGGTTCTGCGTGTCGCTGTATCCTCCGGTGTGATCTTCCTTGATGTAGAAAAGGAACTGCGTCAGCGTATTCCCGCTCAGTGCCGTGTACCAGGTCGCCGCTGCCTTGACCGTAGCATAAAGCCCGCCGTTCTGCTGGTTTCCGGAGCTGTCACAGCGGAAGCAGTGGTCCATGTCCGGAGTCACGGACGGCGGCACATACGCTGCTACACCGCTGAGGGTCCCCTGCTTGCTTCCGCTCATGCCGCGTGCGTCTCTTGCCGTTACGGTGAAGGTCGTGTTTCCGTTAATAACCCCCGCCGTGGTTCCCTCGTACTTTCCGCTTGAGCTGTTGTAGGTCATGGTCACATTGCTGCCGCCGGGGAAGCTCAGCACCACGCTTGAGATTGCGGCGTTGGATCCCGCCGTCACCGCCGCTGCGACTTTGACCTTGGAGTATCCTGCGATATAGCTGTTCGGGAAGTTCGTTGCCGCGCGCCCGGAATTCACCGGCGTAAAGCTCAGCGTCCCGACCGTCGGATTCATGTTCGTGCCCGCTGTCACCGTGAAGCTCGCGGACAGGGTTGGATTCTGGTCGATGGTCACGGTCAGCGCCATGCTCTTTGCTGTCGTGACCCCTGCCGTGGTGAACCAGTTCTTGTTTACCGGGACAGAGAACGATCCCGTCGTCGTGGTCCCGCTCCACAGCTGGGTGCTGCCGTATTTGATTCTCGCCGTAATGCTGCTCCCGCTGCCGTTGCCGATTGCAATAGAAACATTGCTCCCGGTTGCCACGCTGGCCGGTGACACGCTGAGGGTGTAACTTTCAAATGTTCCTGTGATCGCTTCCGCTATCTCTTCGTTTCTGTAGTTTGCGCAGTCCCAGTCAAACGGCCCGCCGTCGGACAGGAACAGAAAATACAGCTTTGTGTTTGCAGACAGATTCAGGTTACTGAACGTAAACGGGACATAAGTGTTATATGGGAAGCTTTGAACCTCATATATGGTGCTGGCGATATAGCCGGAAGGCGGGTTCATCCTTGGATACTCCGACTCTGGCGGCGTCCACCACGTCGGATCTGATGTGTACATGTAGCACTTCAAGTTATACGGAGGACTGAAGTTGCTGGATGCCCGCCTCACATTAAGCCTGAATGTGAGGGATTTCAGCTTGTCTCCGTTGGTAAGTGAAAGCGTTGCCCGCATAACGGTTGCTTTGTCAGCGTATGAGGCAAGTCCGTTAAAGCTGGTGGCGTATGCAATACTCTCGGCCCAGGCTCCCCATCTGTATGTTCCGTATGATGAATCATACTGCATCATCCTGCCTACAGCACCGTAACCGTTTGTCGGCTTGTCCCATATTAAACTGTTGCTCATCTCTTACCCCCCAATGTATTTCAGCTCGATCTCGTTTCCTGCCGGCATTGCAAAGGCCCAGTTCGGTCCCAGCTGCAGAGTGTTTTCCACGTAGATTCCCGCCACATGCAGCATGCCGTCGCTTGAGCTGTACCATCCCTTCCGGTATCCGTTCACCCAGAACTGCCAGCCTACCGACGTATAGAGGCCGAAGGTCTGGCCCTCGTTCATGTAGTAATAAGTGTAGCCGTCTCCCGGGTTGCGTGCGTCGGAAGGCCCGCATTCTCCAGAAAACCTCAGCGCCTGTGCAATGGCAATCCCTGTCACATACTCGTGTGTCTCCGGGTCCTCTACGATTCCCCTGCGGATCTCACCGTCGATGGCTTCATAGTAGTTTTGCATCAGCTCAATGCTGTCCTGCAGGCTGTTGATCCCACTCTGATAGTCGTAGCTCTCCACCACGCCGCGTGCCGTGTTCTCAATCACGGTGTGGATGCTCTCCGTGAAGTCTCCGAACTCACTCTTGGCTACATACAGGCCATTGTACTCATCTACTTTCCGGTCGGTATAGGCAACGACGCTGTTGTCTCCGGCGACAATCTGATCCTGCAGCTCCTCCGCGGACTTGATGATCAGAGACCGCAGCTCTGTCGCGTTCTTCCGGATCTGTGCGATGTCATCACTCGTTTTGCTGTCGTCCGTCGTCGTCCGGACCTGCTGCCCGTTCGCTCCATACGTCACGACCGCGCCCGTTCCCGCTGCGGTTGCGACTTCTTCCAGGCCCCGCGCCATCCGGAACAGATAGTCCCGGATCGCCGCGAGGTCCCTTCCGACATCTCCGCCCAGCATCGGCGGTTTTTCATTGAACATTACGCATCACTCCCCAGCTCCAGGATCCTCGCGATGCTGAAGATCCGCACGTCTCCCGATCCTTCCAGCCGCATCCTGAGATGGTCGCAGCGTCTCGGCCTCACCGGAATCATGGCCGTGCCCGTCACCGGCAGCCGCACTTCCTGCTGAAACTCCCAGAGTCCACTCGAATCGTACTCGAAGAAGATCTGCATCTTCGCGCCGCGCTCCATGTTGAGCCGGATGTTGTAGCGGCTGAGATACTTCCGGTCCGGCTGCTGATAGTACTGAATCCCGGTTTCCGCGTACCACTCGACCGTCTCCTCCTGCGCTCCATCGGTCCCGTTCAGGGCCAGGATGCTGTTCCCGACCTTCGCGTAAAGCTCATCGCCCCACGGCGCAAAGCCTTCCGCGTGGAGGTTGTCCTCCCGCATCCAGATGCCCTTCTTCACGTCGTAGCAGAACAGGTGCCAAGTCTCGTGCGCGTCCTTCATGCTGATGTAATACCGATCGCCGAAGGCCCCGGCCACCGCGTTGTAGTATTTCTCTTCGCCCAGGGCCTGCCCGACATCCGCCGGGATGCCGCCCTGATACGCCACGATTCCGGACCTCGCCTTGTAGTACAGCGTCTCGTTGACAACGGCAAGGCTCCCGTGGCTGCCCTGCTGCACGCCCCGTGCCGGCAGGTCTCCGATCTGATGTGCTCCTACCGGAGAAACGGAAACCGTGTGGATGATGTTCTCTTTAAAGAACGTCGGGCTCCCCAGGTAGTTGATGCATCCGGTCCAGGGCCCGTCCGATCCTCTGGACGCCCGCCAGCTGTCCGTCGAGACGCCCAGGTACTGCTCCCAGTTTTTGAAGTCTCCCAGGGCGCAGCAGTAAATCTCATTGATGTTACCCTTTCCCGGCCCGAGGTTTCCGTAGAAGCATCCCCACAATCGGTTCTGCGCCTCGCAGACGAAGTCCATGTCCGGCACGTCCCTGCTGATCCGGATCTCCGCTTCCTCGCTGAAGCTTTCCTCCTGGATTCCGATAATCACGATGAAGTCGTGGTTGTTCTCCTCCCCCACGGCATAGAGGATCTTGCAGCCGTTGAGGTCGCTGCTCTCGTCCTCGTGCATTCCCGTGATGTTCACGCCGTCATGCTCTTTGAAGACTGCCTTCACCTGCCCGGACGTGGTAAAGTCCACCCTGGTGTAAACCGTCTCAACCACAACCCAGATTCTCGTATACACCGTGAACTCCTTCACGGTGCCGCTGGTGGTGTCGATCCAGATCTGCCCGTTCACCGGATTCTCCGGCTCCGTCGGGCCTTTGGACACATTGTTATAGATGGTCCCGTCCTGGTGGCACATGGTATAGGTCACGGTCCCGGAATAGTTCCACACGGCGCCCATGTCCCCGTAATCGGTCAGGTCCATCGTATTGA